GCTGTGAATTGAGCCGGTAGTACACTTTCCGGGCGCACGAACCCAGTTCCGATGGTCCTATCTCTGGCTGTAGAGAGCGGGCTTTGCCCGCGTCCTTGTTCCGGAGAGCGGTGATTAACTCCTCGATAATGTTCATTTGTTCCTCCAGGAGTAAGGGTACATCCAGAGGGTGACATAGGCAATTATGTGACACGCTCCGGCGTGTCGCATCCAGTTCTGTGTATAATACGAGCGTAGCGAGTAAAGGGTAGCGGGGAGCCACTGGAGGTGGCTCACCTATAGGGGAGGGTATCCGTGGGTTTAAGCACACTTGCGAACATTTTATGGCGTTTATATGGCGAAGAGTTGCCCGACGCGCCAATGCGAATGGCTAATTTTATTAGCAACTATTTACAGCAAGAAGGATACGAAATTGTAAAAATAAAAAAAGAGGGCGTCCCCATTACAGGAACGCCCTCAGTTGCCTCACAGGAACCTACTTCTTCTTAACAACCTTCTTACGTGTAGTAACCGAAGAACCTAGACCGAACTCTTTTGCGCTTCTGTCTAGTGCCTTCATAGCAGGAGCCGCTACTGCGGCGAGTGCTGCGTAGCCCAACTTCTTAGGGTCGGTTTCTCCGGCTAGGTATAGCGCCATTGCTGCCGCTACTGCTGCTCGTAGGTACGAATGTAGTACCTGGATTGCTTTCTCTTTAGTCATTACTTATCTCTTTCTTTGGTGCTTTCTTGACCTTGGCTTTGATAGCAGCCACCTTCTTAGGCTTACCCATCCAGGCAAACCAAGGGCTGGTATCACCACCGAAGGCATCTTTGATGGAGATATGTAAGTGCTTGTAGTGTCCATTGGACCCCTCGTACTTACGCTCTCCCTTATCTGGCGACCAAATCTTTCCGCTGAAGATTAGATACTTGACCCGCCCATCTTCCTTTAACTTATCAAAGATTTCGTGGCAGTCAATGCCACACGCAGGGTCGTGTGTTAGGTCTACTGCAAACCCGGAGTTATGGTCTGAGTTTGGGTTCTGATGGATGTGCGCTTTAGATGGGAGCAGCCCATCCGATGCCTTCTTCCTCTTCGGCCTCAACGCTGTCGCTTGTCGTAGGACTGCAATGGCAGCCGGTTGAGCAACACGTGCTAGTGGAATCATTTACGCTCCAAAAGTATTCGATAGATTTCTTCAACTTGTCGTTCCAATCTATTGACGGAATCTTTGAGACTGCTGCCCCCGTTGGGACGAAGTTCTGATAGGTAATGCTTTACCAACCATTTAATTGCCATAGCAAATCCACCAACAATAGTGGTGATAGAGACGGCTAATGCAGCCCAATCAGCAGGGGACATTTATTCTCCTTATACGGTACGTGCAGTGACGAGTAGCAATCCGCCGTAACCTGTAAAGCGCTTGTCGCTTGGGGCTACGTTGCGGAAATCCATTTCTTCAATGAGAGCAATAACAACCTCTCCGGTTCTAAAGTCTTCGATACGTACAGTATCTCCAGCGCTTTCGATGGTCTCTAGTTGAGATAATCTGTCGTATGCTCTTCCGTCGTAACCCACCTCATTACCCATAGAGTCAGACTCTCTGTCAAAACAGGCTACAGGAAGTTGTATAAGTCTTTGTCGAGGTACTGCTGGTAAAGATTTAAGTTGGTATCCAGTAAAAAGTGGACCTTTGGTGGTGTCTGAACTAGAACGGCTAAGAGTAAACTTAAACGCAAGATACTCTTGCGGTCCTACTGGGTAAGGAACACCCACTTCTTGCGCTGGTGTGCCTTGTGCCGCACCTCCAATGGCGTACTCTACTCCGTCTGAATCTACAGATTGCAACGCAATAGCACCATTAGTGGTATCCACACGCGGATTAAGTAACTTAAATATTTTATTTTCTAACGTGTTGTATCGGACATATCCAGTCTGTAAATACCCGGAAGTTACTTTTACGCCGTATGATTCAATCCATACTCCATCTCCTGGAACACAGAAAGCGACCCTATCGGTCGCTCCAAGGAACGCAGTAGAATTACTGGTGGTTGTCTCGCTAGCAGCATAGACATCCCACGAATAGGCAAAGACAAGGCTATTGGCAATGACAGGTTCAGCAAGATTGATGCGAACCAATCCCGATTCCCCATCAACAGTGGTAGAGACATAAGCAAACTTATCTCGAAATACCACATCGGTACACTCTGTCTCAAAGAGAAGCGGACCGTAAGTAAGGTCTCCGTCAGTTCCTAACACACCTACTCGTACGCCTTTGTTGGTACAAAGAATTGCATAGGTACCAAGGTAAGTATCAAAGGTGTTGATGATTTCCCCTTCGGGGAGGTCAACTACTACCGTTGGGATATTAAATTCTGGAAATCCAAGAGCGTTTGAGTTAGTTAAATCTAAAGTAATTTTATAGATGGAAGAGTTCTTTCGGCTATAACCACCCACATAGATTGCTTGTGGACCTTCAGCAATAGTGGTCCAGGTCCAGTCTGTCTGTGGGTGCGTATAGAAGGCAGCAGGTAGCGCACCGCCGCCAGTATGTGCTGGGTCAAGTTCTCTTAAAGTATTATTGATTGAAGCAATCAGGCGTTGTTTGACATATCTGATACGAGCGCTGGTAGTACTAGAGGCGTTGTAGATTTCTGTATCAGTTGTACTACCGCCAATATTTCCTCGATGAACGTGAGAAGTATTAACAAACCAATAACGAGTACCGTCAGTGGTAAGGTCAAAGATTGTAGAGGCAGTTCCCGCTTGGGTGTAGGTAGAAGAAGTTGGAGTATCGCTACTCATTGTAATTTTCTTCAGGTCAGTACCATCTGCCACAACTAAACAATCATTTGTTCCATCATTAGCACCGATGATGATAGGAGTGTTGGCGCTAGATAGAGCGCGTACGGTGCTGTTTAGAAGGGTGACTTGTCCCTTGGTCCAGACATCACAACCCTTAGATTCTGTGTACTGGAATCGTAGCGATTCATCTTGTGCTGGCTCAAAGTATTTAATGCCTTGACCTAAATGGAAAGATGACTGGCTTCTAAACCACCAACCAGTAAGTGATTGCTCGCCAGCCTCACGGGTCTGGTCGTACTGGTCCTTGCGATATTGAGCGGTTACTCTACGATAAGGAGAGTTATCAGAAGTCATCAAGAAGAACGGCATTGTGTTGATGGAGACGTCATAGTTGAAGTCAGTTAATGTGTAACTAGATGCCGATACTGGGTTAGACAGAGCAAAGGCTATGTTCTTATATTCACCGGCTTCGGTAATGTCGCTGCCGTAGGCCATTCTTCTCCTTATGTCCGTCTATTGGGTCAACCCAATCCTCCCAAGATGGGAGGTCTTCTGTTGTGCAGTTTCCAGTTAATATAGACATTATGCAAATTTTGTTTGAGATGCAAAAACAGAATATGTTGGTGTTGCCGCAGTCTTGGCAATTACATAGGTATAAGCATCAACCGAAGACGCATTGCCAGAACTTGGTGCTGTTCCACCCTGCCACTTGGGAGTGACGGCAGAACCATCAATTTGTAAAGATGTATTGTAATAAGCGGTTGCCCCTTGTGTAACAAGAAATGTTACCGTAATGCAATCACCAACATCCATCAATGAAGCAAGCGTGGTTGAAGAATCTCCACGAACATTTACTGCCCAGTTTGCAGACGCATTGTTTTGATAAAAAAGAACAGATTGCGTTTTTGTATCAAATGCTATTGTTCCGGTTGCCGCCGTAGCAGATAGTGTGATTATCTCTTGTGGGGATTTTAATGTGGGGTAGTTGTCCGTTGAACTATTTACTGTTGGTGAAGTTAAAGTCTTATTTGTTAAAGTTTGAGTTCCAGTTAATGTAGCAAGAGATGACGGGAATGTATTGGTAGCACTACTTAAATCTTTGTTTGTTACTGTTTTAGTATTAGTAGTGGTCAGGGCAACATCAACCACGTCTTCAAAGTGCTGAGCATCGTTGCCAGTAAAGACGTGTTGCACTGTAGCACCAGCATTGTGGGCCACTCCAGCAGTCCCAGCCTGTGCTCGGGTAATAGTGAATGTATCGCTGGCTACAGCGGTAATGTAGACAATCTCTTCGGATGCTGTCTCTGGGTCAATAGCAACAGCAAAAGTATCTCCAGCAGTAAGAGACACTCCACCCATAAGGGTTGTGCCAGTACCGGTAGCAACAACCATAGAAGCCACGCTAGAGTTGATGCTAGAAGCAAGCGTGGTCTCAACGCTAATTGTAGAGTATTTACGTACCATTGTTTACCTTACTTTGTGTAGTGGAGACGGATTGGATACTTGTCTTGCAATTTGAGCGCTTCTTCTTGCAGGCGTTGCTGGTAAAGCGCATAGATATATCTGGATGAACTTGCACCTGCCGTGGATGGAATCTTGGTGTCGTTGAGGTCTGCCTCAGCAGAGGTCAAGTTAATGCGACCGGCATCAACAAAAGAAAGAAGTCTGTAAGAAGCGCCTAGTGTAATAACATCACGACAGGTGGCAGGAAGTCCGGAGATGTCAGCAAATTCATCGGTTGAAGAAGTTAGGTTTGCCGGTACTGCAGTATACCAAACCTTGACGGTACGTCCAGGTTGAATATTCTCATAGAGATTAACTGTATTGACCGTATCAAAGGTTGCAGCATCTGCCATTGGGTCTAATCTCCAGCGGTTAATCGGCAACCATTCCTCTGAAGAACCAGTTGTCTGCCAGGACATATACAAAACATCTTCTAAATCGTCTGGTAGTGCGTATGTTGTTTGTGCTGCGTTAAAAGTAAAGGTAGTGTTATAGACAGCAAAGAGAGACGGATAGACACTATTGATAGCATCGTTAATGGCTTGTTTAATCATTGTACGTGGAAATGTCGGACTTAGTACGACTTGTGCATATTGTGAATGTGGCGCAGGGCTGGTGTTTTGATAGCCACGACCAAAGCCAGGAGCCGCGTTGAGCGTGCTATTAGCCTTATTAAAGTTATCAATCCAAATGAGTTCATCGTCAATTTCAATAATACCTTTGGCAAGGTTGGCGCTATTACCTACCTGGATAGCGGTAGCAGTAGTATTAATGGCAGCATTGAGATAAGTGATACGGTCTTGACGTAGCGTATATCCTGCTAGTGAGGAGCGCACTTCATCAATTAAATCAGAGAGCGTTGCCATTAGTTACCTTTCGTACCAGCCGTTTTTCCATAGGGTTTGTAGTCTTCTAAAATACTTGTCATACTTTTGTGCTATTACATTCAGTGAGTAGCGTTCCATTGCGGTTTGTCTAATGACCTTTGGGTCTAGCATCTTGACATTTTCTAGCGCCTGGCAGAACTCATCAAACATCCGACATCGGTATCCGGTGACACCCTGGATGTTGGTCTCTACGAAAGCGCCCCAGTCTGTAGTAATAGTGGGGGTACCGCTGAAGTGTGCCTCTGGCACAATGTTTCCAAAAGGCTCTAGGTAAATTGTAGGAGCCAGTAGGGCAGTAGCACCTGCCATCAACTGCGCTCGCCGCTCTGGGCCTACCACACCCACGTATTCACCGTACGGTGGTGGCTCTCCTGGTCCTGCCAGGATAAGTTTTTTACCCATCTCTTCACAGACCTGAGAGGTTATGTGAATACCTTTACGGTCTATCATACGTCCGATATAGAGGTAATAGTCCTCTTTGTCTTCTTTGTAGATAAACTGCTCTGGCTCAAAATAGCCAGGAATTACTTCATCATAGAAGTTGCCATCTACTGCGGTGGGGTCTTTGAACCCAGCATAGTTAGCGTGCATCCAGTTATAGGATTCCCAGACCCGATACTTCGCAAAGGTTGCTCCGTATCCAATACCGAACTCTACTGATACTTGATTCGGGAAAGCGTCCGCAATAGGTTTGTGAGCAGTCCCGCCGATGAAACAGAGGAAATCTTGCGGTTGGACCCTAGCCTTGATGCCAGAGATAGCATTGTCAATAAAGTGTTTCCAGTGGGGTTGACTGATGTCAAAGGAGGCGTGGGTGTAGTGTTTTCCGGCAAGCGCCTCCGACCTTTCTTGCTCAGTAATACATATAATATGTCCAGTAACAGGAGCCTCATTAAACTCTCCAGCATATAAATAGACTTCGTGACCTAGGCCAGTCATCATTTTGCAAAAGCGCCTTACCTTTTCAGTAAAGGCGCAAGAGGTATACTCAAGGGTTGTTTGGGTATGAGGCAGTCCTACTACGTGGAATCTCATTAGC